CCATGGATACTGCTCCTGAAACACTTGCAGTACCGTCAACAATCAAACCTTCGTTGATGTTAACTGATGATGAGTCATCTGAACTGATTGTTGTTCCTGCAAATCTAAGAGCTGAAGCAACGACCCCACCTGTGCCGTTTGGTAATAGTATGATGTCCTCGTTTGATCTTGCTGATGTAATTCTTCTTCCGTTGACGTCTAGGTCCCCACCCAGTTGTGGTGATGCGTCTTCTATTAGGTCATTGGCCTCGGCCGTTGTACCATATAATTCTGTGAAGTTATCGTTTATCTTGTCAAATGCTGTTCTTAATGGATCACCTGTACCGTCGTTTGCACTGGATCCTATGCCGATTGATTGTTTAGCCATGTCTTAATTCTCCGTTAAATTTTTGTTAGTGTGTTTATTTATGGATTATTCTAAGAACCGAACGTAAAATTATAAGTCGATCGCTATTCTCTGTAACTTGAACACTGTACTTGCATCAGAAATGTTTGTTACTCGTACTCTCACGTTATCGCCGTCGACATCTGCTGAGAACACACAAAGTCCGCCCGTGTAGTTTGTTGTAGATCCAAATGTTGAGATGAATGCATTTGTCCCGTCGTGTGTGACGTTTGCTTCCACCAGTTCAAATCTGCTGTTTGTGGCGTCTTTTATTGATATGAACAATTTCGCACTTCTGTACACTGTTTTGTCAAACTGGTTCAATGTCGATGTGGCCGAACTGGCCACAGTGGTCGTTGCGTCTGCCAGGTCTGAATTGTTCAAGGTTGCACCTGCTGTCGCAAAAGCTAGGTTACCTGATCCATCGGTCTTGATGAACTGTCCACTTGTTCCATCCGATGTTGGGAAAGTGAAGCCGCTTATTGTTACCCCACCTGTGCCGTTTCCTGACAGTTCAAGGTTGGCGTTTGAGGAATTGGTCTTGACAGTGTTATCATCTATGGTTATCCCTTCCAGGGTCAATGCCTGCACCACTGTAAGAGTTGTGAATGTTCCAGCCGCCGCGGTCGTTCCACCTATTACTGTGCCATCGATCGCACCACTGTTTATGTCGGCCTTGGACATCACGACTGATCCTGATCCCGAAGGAGATAGAATCAAGTCGGAGTTTGAAGCTGTTGCTTTTATATGGTTGTCTGTTATGTTGATGTTGTCATCGATAGTCAGATTGTTGACTATTACTGCTCCTGTTCCACCCGGTGTTAGTCGTATGTCAGCGTTGGAACTTGAAGAGATAATGTTGTCATTGAAGCTCAGGTTGTCGACTGTTACACCACCGCTGGTGAAAGTCATTGCACCTGTCACTGTCAATGCTCCCAGTGTGGATAATCCACCAACGTCCAAAGTACCTGTTGTTGTTAGATTCTCATTACCAAAACTTATCTCGCCTGACGAGTCTGTTATTGATCCACTTGCCATTGTTAAAGTACCAGATGTGACAGTACCTGTCGTTGTTAGATTCTCATTGCCAAAACTGATCGCTCCTGATGAATCTGTGATTGATCCATTTGCCAGTGTTAAATTTCCTATCGTTGAACCCGTACCACTGTTGATTGTTCCCGATGATGTTAGATTCTCATTACCAAAACTTATGGCACCACTCGAATCTATTATGGAACCACTTGAAAGTGTGACATTGCCAACTACTAGTGTTCCTGTCGTTGTTAGATTCTCGTTGCCGAAGCTGATAGCACCTGATGAGTCAGTTATTGATCCATTGGCCAGGGTCAGGTTACCTACTGTTGAACCAGTACCACTGTTGATTGTTCCCGACGATGTTAGATTCTCGTTGCCGAAGCTGATTGCTCCACTTGAATCTATTATGGAACCACTTGAAAGTGTGACGTTGCCAACGACCAGTGTGCCTGATGTAGACAAGTTCTCGTTTCCAAAACTTATAGCACCTGATGAGTCAGTTATTGATCCATCTGCCAGTGTCAGGTTACCCAGTGTCGATCCGGTTTCAGCTGAAATAGTTCCTGTAGTTGTTAGGTTCTCATTGCCGAAGCTGATTGCTCCACTTGAATCTATTATGGATCCACTTGATAGTGTTACGTTTCCAACGACCAGTGTACCTGTTGTTGTTAGGTTCTCATTTCCAAAACTTATAGATCCACCTGAGTCAGTTATTGATCCATCTGCCAGTGTCAGGTTACCCAGTGTTGAACCTGTTTCGGCTGAAATAGTTCCTGTCGTGCTTAAATTCTCATCGCCAAAATCTATTGCACCCGACGAGTCTGTGATCGATCCATTGGCAAGTGTTAGGTTACCCAGTGTGGATCCAGTCGCGGCCGTTAGTGTGCCCGTAGTTGTTAGGTTCTCATTGCCAAAACTTATGGCACCTGATGAATCAGTGATTGATCCATTGGCCAGTGTTAGGTTACCTATCGTGGTGCCTGAGCCTGCTGAAATGGCGCCCGAAAATGTTGTTGCCCCAGACACTGAAAATGTGCCGTCCACTACAAGTCCTTCATTGATGTTGATCGCTGTCGAGTCTGTTGAACTCAGGGTTGTTCCTGCTATCTGTATGGCTCCAAATACCACGTTTCCTGTACCAGCTGGTACTAGGTTGATGTCCTCGTTTGTTCTTGTGCCTTCGATGTTGTTTCCGTTGATCCTGAGTGCTGGGAAATTAACAGCACCCGAGCCCGCTGGTGAGAACACCAGGTCATCGTTTGTCCTGGTCGCCCTTATCTCGTTTCCTGTTACTGATATTGTGGTGCCGTCAACGCCTGGTGATGCATAAATTTCGGTGAAGTTCGTGTTCACCTTGATCATTGCATTCCGTAACGTATCCCCCGTTCCGTCGTTTGCGTTGCTACCTACATTTAATACTAACTGTGCCATGATCTATACGTTTATTAATCTCCTCACAACGATTACTTCGTGTGTGTTACTAGTACTTATCTGTCCTCTCAGTCTCACATCGTTACCACTTACGTCTGCTGTGAAAGTCACTAGATCAGAGTCGGCGCTGTTGGTTCTTCCGAATGTGGACACGTATGCATCCGTGCCGTCATGGGTGACCCTTGCCTCCAGTGTCTCGAAGTTGCCGAGTGAGCCGGAGTTGGCATCTGAAACTGAAATGTTATAAACCGCAGATCTGTGTGTGGTTTTATTGAATGTGTCGATCGTTGCAATGTTTGATGGATTACCCGCCGCCCTGTCCAGGTGCACCTGCCATGCGTTGATGGTTCCCTGTGCCCTGGTGTCTGATAATGTCGCCCTCACCTTGACATTGTCGCCGTCTACAACTGAGGTCCAATTGGTTAGATTTGAGGTTGCTGAAGCTGTGTTGATACCATGCCTATGGTTATACGCATCCGTTCCATCTGTCACCACCATGATTTCGTCTATGGCCGATTTGTTGTCGTCCTGGTGCGTGACTGCCACGTAAAAGGCTCCCTGTGTGTTGGCGTGTGCGAAAGAATCAATCTCTGTGAACTGTGTTCCTGCAGGCACAGGTATGTGTATCCTGTATGCGTTGACCGTTGTTGAGCCACCCGATGTCGCAGACGCTTGTACGACTGCTGTTGCTGAAACTTGATTGACAGTAAGATCCAACATAGGTGTCTCTTCTGTGCTGACTTGTGGTCCTTCTGATATACTTGCAGTAGTGCCGTCACTGATCACCGTGGCCTCCATTATGCAACTGTTATTCGACTTGGTTCCAATTATGATGTAGTGTGCCGCGGCATACGTGCTGGTGTTAAAACTGTCTATCAATGTGGCCGAACTGGAAACGGTCACTGCTGATATCACGTTCACGTTGGTGCTTGATGATGCTGACTGATCGTCCGCGAGTAAAATCCTGTACATGTGTATTCGTAAATTGGTATCTAGACCTGATGCACTTACAACAACGTTGTCACCTGATATTGCCGCTGTGAAAGTTGCCAGTACGTCTGTTGAAGCGGCACCTGTGTTACCGGAGCTGTGTTCGTTGTAGGTAGTGACGTAGGCCGCTGAGCCGTCATGCACGACAAGTAGTTCTGTGTTCATGACCTCTCCACCTGATGCGTTCATCACAGACACGAAGTATTTGGCTCCTCTGTGGTCAGCGTGGGCGAATGTGTCTATTGATTCCGATGCACTGTCGACATCTGCGTTGATCTCCACAGTGGCCAAGGCTGATTCCTCACCGGTATAGCCAGTTGAGTCATCGTCTCCCAGTCCGATCCTGTAGGCACGTGCGAAGTATTGTACAGCCGTTGATCCGTCGTTGATCCCTGTCAGCTTCAGCTGTATATTACCATCGTCAACCCCTACGGCGGCAGTGACACAGTCAAACTCTTCATTCCTCACAACGCTACTGTCTGTGATAAAGGCCTCTATACTGCTTCCATCACTGGTTCCGTGTAACACAGAGTACTTGTGGAATGACAGTCTGCCACTGGTCATGTCCTTGACTATTGTAAAATAAAATGCACTGTCGTATATCGAAGAGGCAAATTCATCTATTATCTCTTCAGTCTCGAATCCCTGTCTCGAATCTATAGTAGCAGTAACATGATCTGTGTTAGTGGATACTAACTGCCCAATTGATGTGGCCCCTACAATGGCGATCGGTGTTCCCGATCTTGTTGTTTCATCGTCTGCCAGCAGTACCCTGTACATTGTGACCCTGCATGTTCCTGCTGTGCCGTTTGCACCTCGCAGTCTCACGTTACCACCACTTATGTCCGCTGTGAAAGTGGCCAGTGGTGTTATTTCTGGGTTAGAAATTACGGTGTTGAATTCCTGGACAAAGGCGTTGGTACCATCATGTACCACCAGTAACTCTGTACTTTCAACTTCGTTCGTCGTGGTGTTGTTTATGGATATGAAGTACTTGGCACCTCTGAAATCGGCCTTCGCAAACGTGTCTAGGTTGGCCGCCGCTGAATCTAGGTCCGCCACCAACAATGTCTGTTGCTGTGTGAACGTGGAACTTCCTGCCTGTACGCCTGAGGAGTCGTTATCACCAAGTCCTATCCTGAAGAAGTGCAGTGTGTTTATGGCTGAATCAGTAGAACCATCTGATAATTTTCCGCCTTGGCCTAGTAGTCTTACTTTACTGCTGGCCGCCCTTACATCGGAGGCCAGTAATACTTCCTCATCATTCGAGGTCCTTATGATCTGTGATGAACCAGAGAATGCATCAAAGGTCGAGCCGTCAGCGGTTCCCTGGGCGACTATATGTTTCTGCATCTGGAACTCTATCGAACTGTCCGCCGCTTCCAGTCTGCTTAGAGCTAGGTACCATGCACTGTCGTATTTTGACTGTGAGAAGTCATTGATCATGCTCTGGCCTGCTGTTATTGATTCGTTCTCACCTGTTGCTAGGTTGGCGTCCAGCACGACCTCTGTTGTGAAACCGATGGTGTTCTTTGCATCGACGATGGTAGATTCACTGAAAGATATCGAGTTCACGAAGTAGCTTAGATCTTTGCTTCCGTCTGTCCTTAGGAATCCACCCGTGTCGCCGTCTGCGCCGGGCAGTTTGAAATCATTTATAATGACACGTCCTGAACCATTGGCCTCGAATTCTAGGTTGTCGTTGGTACGGTTTGTGGACATGGTGTTGCCAGAGAAAGTGATCTTGTTCGGTATCACCAGTGTTGTGAAGTTCAAAGGATCGAAAGCACCAGCGGCCGGTTCATTGGCTCCCACTATAACGTTGTCTATGGTTCCTGAATTTAGGTCTATGCCGTTTATCTGTACTAATCCTGTGCCACTGCCTGCAAGGTCCAAGTCTGCGTTAGAAGTCGTTACTTTAAGAACGTTGTCCTTGAAGTTCAATGAAGAATCTATGGTCAGGTTTGACACATTGACCACACCTGTTCCTCCAGGACTAAGCCTTAGGTCAGCGTTTGAGCTGGTTGAAATTATGTTATCGTTGAATGTAAGGTTGTCTACCGTTATGGAATCCGCGAATGACGTGGCACCCGACACTGACATTGAACCAAATGTGGACAAACCTGACACATCCAGCGTTCCTGTGGTTGTCAAGTTCTCATTGCCGAAAGTAAATTCACCTGTTGAATCTGTTATTGATCCACTGCCGGCAGTCAGTGTGCTGTTGATCGCCATGCTTGAAGCCGATGTTGTTAAGTTCTCGTTGCCAAAATCAATTGTGCCACCTGAATCTGTTATTGATCCATTCGCCAATGTAAGGTTACCAATGGTAGAACCTGTTGCCCTGGCAATCGTACCTGTTGTTGAGACGTTCTCATTGCCAAAACTTATCGCTCCTGATGAGTCTGTTATTGATCCGTTGGCCACCGTCAGTGTGCTGTTGATCGCAAAAGATGTTGCTGTTGTTGTAAGGTTCTCATTGCCAAAACTTATAGATCCACCTGAGTCTGTTATTGATCCATTCGCCAGTGTCAGGTTACCTATCGTAGATCCTGTTGCCCTTGCGATGGTTCCTGTCGTCGTAACGTTCTCGTTGCCAAAACTTATTGCACCTGTTGAATCTGTTATTGATCCGTTGGCCACGGTCAGTGTGCTGTTTATTGCGAAAGATGTTCCTGTTGTGGTCAAGTTCTCATTGCCAAAACTTATAGATCCACCTGAGTCTGTTATTGATCCATTGGCAAATGTCAGGTTACCCAGTGTTGATCCAGTTCCGGCCGTTAATGTTCCAGTCGTTGTTAGATTTTCGTTTCCAAAACTTATTGCTCCACTGGAGTCTGTTATCGATCCGCTCGCCGTTGTTAAAGTACCAGATGTGACAGTACCTGTCGTTGTTAGATTCTCATTGCCAAAACTTATGGCACCTGATGAATCTGTGATTGATCCATTGGCAAATGTCAGGTTACCCAGTGTTGAACCTGTTCCTCCACTGAGAGTACCTGTAGTAGTTAGATTCTCGTTTCCAAAACTTATGGCACCTGATGAATCAGTTATGGAAGCATCTGTCAAAGTTAGATTACCTATTACGGAATCATCACCTAGAGCAACTGTTCCTGTGGTTGTCAAATTCTCGTTGCCAAAGCTGATCGCTCCAGTCGAATCCACTATTGAACCATTACCAAGTGTGAGTGTAGCAATGTCCATGCCAGTGGCAAAAGTCTGTGCACCACTGAATGTGAAGCCATCCTCGACTGTTAAGTCTCCGTCCACTATGACGTTCTCGTTTATGTTAACGGATGAGGAGTCGTCTGAACTTATAGTTGTCCCACCAAAGCCCAGTCCTGCTATGGTCACACGACCGGAGCCATTGGCACTGATTTTGATGTCGTCGTTGCTGTTTAGGACTTCTATGTTGTTGTCGTTGAATCTGATGCCCGGGAATACTATCGAACCTGTTCCGCTTGGGTGTACGTCGATGTCTGCGTTTGATAGCCTTGATGTGATGGTGTTGCCGAAGAACTTGATGTCCGCCTTGACAGGTACCAGATCAAAGAAATCACCGAAGTTGTTGTTGATCTTGTTACCTGACTCGTATAACGAATCACCAGTACCGTCATCCGCATTTACACCTACATCTATTACTTCTTGTGTCATATTAGCAATATTTAGTGGAAAACGTTAATGTGTGTTGTGGCTGTTAACCTGTACTGATTTTTAAATCGTTGCCGTTACGCCATAATTTGCCAGCAACGTTCGGATCACTGGTTGGAATACTGCCGGTTAAAAAGATAGATGCTCCATCAAGTTTGACTGCACCTGTTCCTGAAGCGGCAAGGTGTATGTCATCGTTGGACTGATTCGTAGTAATTTTGTTATCGGCTATTGTGACTGCACCCAGCACAATATCACCTGTGCCATTGGCAGTGATTGTTACATCAGCGTTAGTCGTGATACTCGAGATTGTAGAATTCGTTATCGATAAATTGTCTATCTCTATGGCACCAGCACCGTTTGCCTGAAGTTTCAAGTCTCCATTGGTCACGGAAGTCGTTATCAATCCTGTGGTTCCGTCGCCGATCAACGAATACACTTCATCGAAGTTCGTGTTGACTTTCGTCATCGCGGTACGTAAAGTATCGCCTGTGGATGGATTTCCCAGTGCTCCTGTGTCTATGTTAAGTTTTGCCATAATGTGTTGTACATATTTATTAAATACAGATATGTTCATAGAAACACTCAGGACCATGAGACTGTACGAACGCAAGAGTAAATTGGGGATTTATCATACCTTCCACAGGAAAAACACCGTATACGTATTCAAGTGTGACTCATGCAGTGTCACCTTCCTGAGACCCAAGGCACACGTGGATCCAGACAGGGCATCAAACGATTACAAACACGTTTGTTCCTACTGTGATACCAAAAAGTACGCACAAAAAGTTGGTGTAAAGATGAGGAAGATATACCAGCTGGACGCCAGTTCAACTACAAAGACCTTATAGTTTAATCCATTTTATATCATCACGTTGGCCGTCGACCCATCTCCTTAGGTCAGCATATATTCCACACTTTATATTTGGTTGATCAAAGTACCAACGCAGGAAAGGATTGCCCTCTATGTATTCCTTGCGATTAATGAAATGAAAGTTGGTGCTGGGGAATCTCCTGATTATCTGTCTAAGTTGGTACATCCATTCGTACTTGAGGTACGCCTTCATGCTGGCCCTGTCTGGATAGTTGATTGAATTCTTGTAGATGTTGTTCTGTATCCTGCTGGGTGTTTCCATTTCCCATTGTTGGGCTCCCATTATGTCAAATGACATTATCACAACATTTTTAATTCCTGACTCGGCGGCCATTAACACGGCACTGCAACCAGATC